GTCGAGGCGCGGCTGACTGCGCGCCAGGCGATTGCCGCGAGCGGTCTGCCCGAGCCCGCCATCGAGCGCCTGCAGGCGGACTTCGCTGGCCGCGCGCGCTTTTCCGAAGCGGATGTCGCCACGGCGATCACCGCGGAACGCGCCTACCTGCAGCGCTTCGTCGAGACGCCGATCACGGGTCTCGGCCAGGGCTCGGTACAGTCCGGACAGGACCGCGCCGACAAGGTGCGCCAGCAGCTGGACGATCTGTTCGATCCGTCCAAGCGGCCGGGCTCGTTCCGCGAGGCGTATATCGACATCACCGGTGATCGTGGTGTGTCCGGATTGCTCGCCCATTGCAATCGCTCCCGCCTCGCTGAGGCGCTGGGCGGCAGCCGCTTCGCTGAGGCGATCAGCGCCAGCACGTTCGGTGAGGTGCTCGGCGATTCGATCACCCGGGCGATGGTCCGCGACTACGCCCAGAGCAACATGTGGGACGACTGGCGCGATCTGGTGGACGTGGTGCCGGTCAGCGACTTCCGCACTCAGCGCCGCACGCGAATGGGTGGCTACGGCAACCTGCCGGCAGTGGCCGAGAATGGTGCCTATGCCGCGCTGACCTCGCCGGCTGACGAGGAAGCGACCTACGCGGCCACCAAGCGCGGCGGCGTCGAGACGATCTCCCTGGAGGCGATCGCCAACGACGACGTGGGCGCTATCCGGCGCCTGCCAGTCAAGTTGGCTCAGGCGGCCAAGCAGACGCTGTATCGCTTCGTGCTGGACTTCATGGCCACGAATGCTGCGATCTACGACACCGTCGCTCTGGCGCATGCCACGCACGCCAACCTGGGCGCCACCGCGCTGTCGGCGGTTACCTTTGCAGCTGCGCGCCTGGCGATGCTGAAGCAGGCGGAGGCCGGCAGCAGCGAGCGCGTGGGTCTGGTTGCCCGTCACCTGTACGTGCCGACCGATCTGGAGGAGACCGCGTTCGACCTGTTCGTCCGCACGACGAACAACGACGAGAGCTTCACCCAGAGCCGCAAGCCGAAGGTGCACGTCGTGCCCTACTGGACCGACGTCAACAACTGGTGGCTCACTGCCGACAAGGCATCCGTGCCGCTGATCGAGCTCGGCTTCTACGGTGGCCGCGAGGAGCCGGAGCTGTTCGTGCAGGACAACCCCACGCAGGGGTCGCTCTTCAGCAACGACCAGATCAAGTACAAGATCCGGCACATCTACAGCGGCGCGGTGCTCGACTACCGCGGCTTCTACGGCGCGGTAGTCGCCTAAGCGGTAAAGGCGCCCCAAGGATGGGGCGCCGATTCCGACCTGACCGCCATGAGCCTTGCCGCCTACCAAGACGTGATCGCCGACCTGGTCCGAGACCGGGACGAGCTGATCTCGCCTGCGCAACGCGACCAGGCGTTGCAGACGGCAGTGCTCCGCTACTCCGAACATCGTCCGCTGGTGCTGGTCCAGGACGTTACCAGCGCCGGTGGCCGGCGTCTGACGCTGCCGACAAGTTGGCAGAACGGGCGCAGTCGGACGGTGTCTCTCGAATACCCGGCCGGCGAAGTGCCGCCGACGTACATCGAGTCCGGCACTTGGCAGCTTTACCAGGGCACCGCTTCATCCGAGCTGCATCTGCCACTGACGCTGTCTGCTGGCGAAGTGGTCCGGGTGACTTTCACGCGCGGCCACACGCTCGACGCCGACGAGGACACGATTCCTGCTGCGGATGCGCGGGCGGTTGCAAACATGGCGGCGAGCGACCTATGCGGCCAGATGGCGCGCTACTACGGCCAAGAGGCCGAGTCGTCGATCAGCGCTGATGCCGTCGATCGCAAGAGCAAGGCCGACACCTACCGGATGTTCGAACGCGACTTGCGAACAGCCTATTTCTCGCACCTTGGTATCGCTGATCGCGAGTCGCGGCCGGCCGGTACCACCGTGGCACCGCTGCGCCCGAAAGAGCGCGAGCGGTTGTTCGGGAGGCGCCGCTGATGCGCCTGTTCATCGACTTCACTCCGCTGGAAATCGGCATCGACCGGATCACCAGCGCGATGCGTGCGCGGATGCCGGCCGAGCTGGAGATTGCCGCCCTCGAGGGCAGCCTGCTTGTACAGGGCGAGCTCATGCAGGCGCTGCCCAAGGGTGCCGGCGGCATCGGTGGCGGCGCTGGGCTTGCGGCGAGTGTTTCGTTTGGCGTTGACCGGACGGCCACCGGTGCGGTTGCCGAGATCGGCACACCGCTCGAATACGCCGAGAACGTTGAGTACGGCACTCGTCCGCATCGGCCGCCAGTGCAGCCGATTCAGGACTGGGTCCAGATCAAGCTGGGCATTTCCGGTGCGGCTGGTTTGTCGGTAGCGCATGCCATCGCCACCAGTATCGGCAAGAAAGGCACCAAGGCTCAGCCGGTTTGGGAGCCGACGTTTACCCGAGTTCAACCGCAACTGCGCGCAAACGTCGCGGCGGCCATGCAACGCGTCATGAGTGTCAATCCATGAGCCTCGACATCAAACCCGTTCGCGACGCGATTGTGGCCCAGCTGAAAACCGTTACCGGCGTGGGTGCAGTTAATGCCTTCGAGCCGTTGGCGACCAATCTCGATGCGCTCAAGCGCTATTACCTCGCGCCTGGCGCCAAGACCCTGCGCGGCTGGTATGTGCGCCGGCAGGCAACGCAGGAAGTGGGCGAGATCTACGAGCGCGGCGCGGAGTACTCGACCTGGCGGATTCAGGGCTACATCGCAGTGTCCGGCGATGGCGCGTCCGAAGCGGCCGCGCAAGACCTGGTCGAGACCATTCGCCAGGCGTTCCGCGCCGACTACAACCTGGGCGGGGTCGTTGAGTCCACTTCGGCGCCGAGCCAGCGCGGCGAGATCCACCTGCAGCTGCGCGAATTCACCACCGTGATGTTCTGCGACGTGCTCTGCCATTCGATCCGGCTGGAGCTGAGCACCGAGCGTTTCCTGCCTGTTGAGGAGCCCTGAAATGCGAGTCCGTAAAGATGAATCCGGCAACGTGATTGCCGTCGAGAACAAGACCGCCGCGCCGGAGTCCGGGCTGTATTGCGCTCGCGATGGCAAGGGCGTGCCGGTCTCCGAAGCGGGCAAGTTGCAGGACGGCGTGAAGCCAGCCCCTGCCAAGGCCGCTCGACGCACCGAAACCACGGCCCCGGCCGCCAAGCAGGAGTAACTGAGTCATGGCACTGAACAGCAAGAAGCGACTGCTGGCCGCGAAAGTGGAAGCCAGCTATGGCGTGGCTGAAACGTTGACGGGCGCCGAATGTGTGCTCACGAAGGGTCTGGACATCTCGCCGTTTGAGGGCGAGGCGCTCGATCGAGATCTTGACCGCCCGCAGTTTGGCGCCAGCGATCGCATCCACGTCGGCACCTATGTGGCTGTGACCTTCATGGTCGAGTTGCAGGGCTCCGGCGCGCTGGGCACAGCGCCGGCTTTCGGTGACCTGCTGCAGGGCTGCCACATGTTGGAGACCGTAGTCGCAGCGACGAGCGTGGAGTACACACCGGACTCGGACGATACGACCAGCGTCACGCTGCGCTTCAACCTCGACGGCATCGACCATCTGATTGTCGGCGCGATGGGGTCGTTCAAGGTCAAGATCGACGCCAATCAGATTCCCTACCTGGAATTCCGGTTTGTGGGTATCTACGCCGATCCGACGGCGACGGCCGCGTTGTCGCCCACCGGCTGGACGAGCTTTATCAAGCCGGAGCCGATCAGCTTCGCCGGCACGACAGCTTTTCAGTTCTACGGCATCACCACCGGGTGGCAGCTGCGCAACTTCGAACTCGACCAGGGCAACCAGGTGGAGTACTTCGAAGGTCCGGGTGAGCAGCTGGTGGACATTACCGATCGCGACGGAAAGGGCAGCCTGAGCACCCTTTTGCGCGCGGTCGGAACGTTCAACCCGTACGCGATTGCCAAAGCCAACACGACCGGCGCGCTGTTGATCACCCACGGGACCGTCGCCGCAAACCGCTGGCACCTTTCGGCACCCTCGGTGCAGATCCTCACGCCGAAGTACGGCGATGACCGCAACCGCGCGCTGATGCAGGTTGACCTTGCGTTTGTGCCGACGGCCACAGGTGATGACGACTTCAAGTTGAGGTTCGCGTCCGCTGCCGCGTGATCGGCCGCGCATTGAGTAGCTGAGTCGCACAGGGTCGCCGTCGTCATGACGGCGATCTCATTTCAACCACAGAGAGACCCGACCATGAGCAAGAAGCCCACCCAGAACACTCCGTTTGTCTTTGACACCGACGCCACCTTCCAGTGGCCGGTGGTGGTTCCCGTTCCGAGCAGCTCGAACCCGGGCCAGAAGGTCACGACCAAGTTCATTGCCGAGTTCCGCCACGTCTCGCAGGAGCGTCGCCTGGAGTTGCTGGGCGAACACCGGGAGGAGATGAAGCGCTACGCAGACGCGCCGGCCGATGAGCAGATCGAGGGTCTGTTCAACTTGTCGCAGCGCGTGCTCAACGAAGTCCTGGTCGGGTTCAAGGGCATCGTCGATCGCGACCAGGTTGCAGTGCCGTTCACTCCGGAGACAAAGGAGGGGCTGATTACCCACCAGATGGTGTGGCCGCGGATCTTCAAGGCCTACAACGAAGCAATCGGCACGCAGGACAGCCGGGGAAACTGATCGAGCTGGCCTGCATCTGGGCGACGGAGGAGGTACCGCCGAATGTCGATGACCAGTTGCGGGAGATGGAACAGCTGGGCGCCTCGCGCAAGGATCTCGACGCGGTGCGCCTGGCCTTCCTGGAACAGCTCGACCGGGACTGGCAACAGGCGGTGTATCGCAACGGCGCCTGGCGCACGCCGGCCGGCGAGTTACTCTCGATCGAGATCTTCCCCGAGAACCGCGGCGCCTGGCTGGTGTTCAAGGCGTGCGAGAGCCAGTGGGAAACACCTGGCGCAATGGGCGGCCGCTGGGCGCTGCCGTTCAACGCCGTCGAATCGGCGATGCGGATGATGGGGGTGCCTCGCGCCGCGCGCCCTGAGATGTTTGCCGCGGTGCGGGTGTTGATCGAGCACGCGCGGTCCAAGTTCATCGAGAGGCAGCCGAAGAAATGAACGAGTACCGCCTGGCCATCGTGATCGACGCCAACGGTCGCCCCGCAATCGAGGCGATCAACAAGGTGACCGGCGCCAGCCGGTCATTGGAAGGCGCGCAGCGTGGCGCTGCAGGCGGCGCGGATCGCCTGGCACAGAGCAGCAAACGTACCGAGACCGAGCTGCAGACTCTGGGCGCTACCGCACGTCGCGTGCAGGGCTTCCTGGTCGCGGTGTTCGGCGCCGCGGTGGTGCGCGACATCATCAACACAACGACGCGCATCGACGGCATGAAGCGCACGCTGGAAGGCGTGCTCGGCAGTGGCCAGGCGGCCGCTGCGGGAATCGCGTTCATCAGGAGCGAAGCGGATCGGCTGGGCGTGGCGTTCCAGCCGGCGCTGGATGGGTACACCAAGCTGGCGGCCGCGGCGCGCGGAACGAGTTTGGCGCCTCAGATCAACGAGCTGACAGGCGCTGTACTCCAGGCGGGTAGCGCGTTCAATTTGAGCGGCGAGCAGATCGGCGGCGCGATCACGGCTATCGAGCAGATGATCTCAAAGGGCACGGTCAGCGCTGAGGAACTGGGCGGCCAGCTCGGCGAGCGGATCCCGGGTGCCTTCGGGATTGCCGCGGCCGCGATGGGTAAGACGACGGCCGAGCTGAGCAAGATGCTGGAACAGGGTCAGGTCGTTGCAACCGACTTCCTGCCCAAGTTCGCCGCTGAACTGCAGCGATCGACTGCTGCTGCTTCCGCGCTCAACTCTGAAAGCCCCGCGGCTGAACTGAACCGCATCCGAAACGAGTTGGAAGGCATCGCCACAGATATCGGCGGCGGCATCTTCGAGGGGCTCGGAGACGGGCTGTCGGAGTTCAAGGATGCACTCGCCGGCATCAATGCCAAGGACCTCGGGCGCGATATCGGGGAGGCGATTGGAACGATCGTCAGGAACCTCGATATCGGTGTCGCGGCCTTGGCGGTGTTCGCAGGGGCCAAAGGCGTTGGCGCCGCGGTTGTCGCGCTGCAGGGCCTGGGGCTTATCGCTCGGACCGTGCCTCCAGCTATTGCTGCGGCCGGTGCGGCTTTTGTGGCGCTGAATGTGCCGGTAGTTGGGAGCACTGCGGCGATCTCCGCGTGGACGCGTGCCGCTGGTATTGCCACGACTGCCGGCCGCGGGCTTTTTGCTCTGATGGGTGGGTGGGTGGGGGTGCTTGCCGCCGCAGCCGGCGGTGTCTACTACTTATCTACAGCGCAGTCCGCTGCAGAAGTTACTGCGGACGCCTTACGCCAGTCGCTTGAGCAACTCAATGGCGCGACGCGTGAACAACAGCCAGCATTTGAACGCGCTACACGCGCGAAGCTGGAAGATGCGCGGGCGTCGATGGCGGCAGCCAAGGCAAGCCTCGCCCTGTACCAGGCTAAGCTGCTTGAAGCTCAGTCCAATACGGGCAGCAGTCGAGGAAGCCTCGAGTTGCGGGCGGGCGGCACGTTTGAGGCGATGCGCGGGATCGAGGCTGCGAATCGTGATATGTCCGCCTTGGTTCAGATTATCAACGAAGCAGCGGCCGCGCTCGATCGGCTCGACGGACGCGGGGGTGACTTCTGGAAGTCCTTCAACAAAGTCACGAGCATCAAGGAGGGCTTCAAGCTACTTGGGATCGAGCTTGGAAAGACTGAGGCGGGCACGGGCGGGCTTGCAGGGGCCGGTGCGGATGCCGCCAAGGAAGCCGAGAAGTACATTGATACGCTGCAGGAGCAGATCGCCACGTTGGGTCTCTCACGCGCAGAGCAGGTACGCTGGGAGGCGGCTCAAAAGGCGTCCAAGGCTGCAACGCAGAACCAATCCGCAGAGATTCTGAGGCTCGGCGAGGCGCTGGCCCGGAAGATCGAAGAAACCGAGGCTGCTACCGAGGCAGAGCGTGAGGCCACGAGGGCAGCGGATGACCTAGCCCATGCGAATGAGCGCTTGGACGCCGCGTACGCTACGTTGGTTGACCCCCTGCGCAACGTCGCCGAAGCACAGCGTGCTTTCAACCAGCTGCAGGCGGAGCTATTCCGTGAAGTGGGTGGCCCGCGTGCGCAGATCATGGCGCAGTACAAGGAAGACCTGCGGATCATTCAGGAGTACCTGGCGGCGGCGTTCGCGGGCGGACCGATCACATCGGACCAGGCTGCGCAGGTGGAGGCGCGGGTGCGCCGCGCCCGCGAGGAAGCCGAGCGCGCCCGTGACGAGGAACTCCGGCAACTGGCGCGGAATGCAGGCACGGACTTCGAAGACGTGTTCCGCCGGGCACTGGAAGATGGAATCAACGGCGCCAGCCTGCAGTCGTTCTGGCAGACGATCACCGACGGCTTCCGCCGTGCGATTGAGGAAGGTGGCGCGCAAGGAGCGCTGAACTT